ATGCATTAATTAAAAAAATATCAATGAGATTAGATGCTGAAAGGAGAAATGATGAGAGTAAGAGACTTACAACAAATCTTGGGAAAATTTACTGATGGTGAAAAAGGTACTAACATATCTGATTGTCCAATTTATATTGAAACCAAAGATGGTTATATGGAAGAAGTTAGATTTATAGCATTAGAAAAAAATAAATTAATTGGTTCTCCGGAACCGGCAAGAATAGTTTTAAAACATGAAAATCTACAAAGGTTTAGGTCACATACATATGCAGGACCTAAAAAGAATCATGGTATTTAATGAATCCCTAGGGAGCGGGGCTGAAGCTAGCGTGGAGGTCCCGTGCATATAGAATTGGTCAAATATCCTGACGTATTTTTGCGATCAGCAAGCAATACAGTGCCTTTTCCACTAGATGATAAGACTAGTAGGCTCATAAAATTTATGGCAAAAGCTATGTACCAACATCATGGTATAGGTTTGGCTGCAATACAGGTTGGTTATCAATTGCGTATGTTTGTTATGGATTGCTCACGCAGTCAAAGTGGGTACAAAGTATTTATTAACCCAGAAATTTTAGAGAAATCTATTGAAACATTACGTGATAATGAAGGTTGTTTATCTGCTCCAGGTAAAATTGGAGATGTAAGCAGACACATTAGAATTGTTCTAAAGTATCAAAACGAAAAAGGAGAGGAGGAGAAGAAAACATTTTACAATCTAGAGGCCAGATGTATACAGCATGAAATGGACCACCTAGAGGGTAAATTGTGTATAGATTATGAAAAAGGTAACTATAGTCGGGAAAAACATAAGTCCCAAACAATGGTCGAATCTGATTTTAGAGTTAAATCTGATACGTAAGCAATGGAAACCGTACGCGGATCTTGAATTACAGGGACCAGGAGTGAAAAAAATTATTAATTATGGCACAAATGCGTCAAGTATTTCATTTGTGACGAAAATGGGGCTAAAGGGTAGGTAGCTGTGCCAGTGTATAGTGGAATTCTGGAGCAATTTTATTTTTTTAAAAGTAAAAAAAACCTCTGGCACACTTGGCACACCCTGTTTTTGGCTTATAAGTGTTGGTATAAGCGAATAATAGTGTGCCACGGGTGTTGGCACAGCTTGGCACAGTTGTTGGTATTGCTAGCTTTTTGCAATTTTGCTCTGGCACACTCTGCTACTCGACGCGCGCGACCTTTTTTTTATTTTGAAAAACTTTTTTGCCCAAAAATTCCCCTATACAGTATAAGATTGATATGAGACGTTTGAAAAAATCTAAATACAAATCTGTTGTAATCAAAAAGAAAAGATATTACTTCTACAAAATCACGTGGTTGGATATCACAGGTGACGCCGGGCACGCAGACTTACATACAGCAGAAGGTTTTATGCCTTCTGTAATGATTACTCATGCATATTTACTTAACAAAGATAATAAGAATGTTAGAACGTTTGCAAGTTACGAACAGAATGATGAGTTATTTAGTGATAGAAATGTATTCCCAAAAGGGTGTATAGTTAAAATGGAAAAAATAAATGAAAAATGAAAACGTTTTGCTTTGAATGCAAACACAATTGTCATTGTGGTCGTAAATGCGATTACTGTAGTTGTTACATATGTAACAATATTGTGATAAAAACATATGAAGATTATATGGGAGAAAATATAATTAAAAGATTTTGGAAAAAAATTAAAACTTTTTTAAAAAAAATAAATGAAAAATAAAACCTTGACTAAGAATATGCCTAACGTAAAATGGGACCAACTTCCGCCGAGGAAGGGACCAAACCCACAAGGAGTAAATTATGGCAAAACTATACGAAACAGTGACAAACAAGTGGTCACTAGTAAAAAAATTTCCAAGTAAATATTGGGGTAGAACTATTTCTCTTCTGAATCAATACCAGGGTTTGATTCTTCTTCTAATACTTCTGCATCTTGCACTGGTGTAACATTTTTAATTGCTTCATTATCTTCATTAAACATAGAATTTAATGCGTTCTGCAATTCTTCAGGATTTAATTTATCGTAGTCTACATCTACCTTAATTAATTTTCTCTCAATGTTTAAACCACCTACCTGGCCTCGAGTCTTCTCTGCATTTATGGCTGCCGACATCTGTTGTAACTTTGATGATTTATCTCTTAACTTACCAAGATCCTCTAAATGTTTTTGATAATTAATTCCATATTTCTGCATAACTTCTTCTTTTAATTCGTCTCTGTACTTAACAACCAATGGATATATTTTTCTGTTTTGTAATTCTGATGCTGATTGTCTTGGTCTTGTTCTGTACCCTGCTTTGAATGCTGCCTCTGATGCACTCATGGGTGTACCATCTTTTGGATTTCCAAAGATAAGTAACTCTGCAAATTTCATTTGTCTTTCAGTTAATGTTGGAGCTTTTGGCATAGTTTGACATTTATAACATGTACGATTATAAGTCAATAAGGGTAGTATAATTACGTACGAATACTACCAGGTGTACTATGAAAAAAGAATCTAAATTTTGGCAGTTAGTTAAGAAGAAAACACCTAAAATTCAATGGACAAGACTAGAGTCTTGGGCATCCTTTGGTGTACCAGATCTATTGGGATA